CGTTTGTTTGATGTCTGCATCACGAGAAATTGCTCATGTTATTAAGAATTATTGGGCTGTTCATACAACAGATGAAGCAATAAAAAATAAAGATACACCTTCTATGTTGGGTGTTGTTGCTGATATCTGTTTGAAAATGGGAGTTTTTGCGTCTTTACTCGCTATGTTGGGTGGTAATTCCGCCATATTAAAAGATGCTATGACTGTTTATCGGTCTGCAACTCAAGCTTTTTCTGTTCTTAAGCAGTTTGCTACTGGAGAAGTTAAAGTTGACGACTTGAAAGATGATGATAAACCTTATCCTCAGGCTGTTCAAACTCCTGAGGAGTTTGCTGTTGTTGTTGAAGAGAGTCTTGGAAACTTAAATCTTTGTGTTCTTTATGCTGCTAGTTTACAAGCTCAGATAATTGTTGAGGAAAATGAGGATTCTGTTGAAGAAACTAGTGATCCCTACCTTTTGACATTGTCTGAGGAAGCAAAGAAGAATCCAGTTATTTTGAAGTTGTTTCAGGAGTGGTCTCTTAACACTTTTAAGCCAGGTTTTCATCAGAAAGTTATGCAAACTATTATTAGGTCTGGACAAATTTATCTTGTTAAACACCAACGAAAAGCTTATGATGAAAATTTGGTTAATCCTTTTGTTAGGAAGAGTGTTAATGCTGAACGAAAACCAAGTATGTGCTTTGAAGTTGTCGTTCATGTTAACCCCCATTTTGTTCCTCCAAAACCAATTGAACTTGGTCCGTTGGAAAAGTTGCAAAACTACACTGATGGTTTTGTCCAGTGGTGTCAAGATCATCCTGCTGAAACTATTACAGCTGGTTGTTTTGCAGCTGCTATTATTGCTTCGACGTGTGTTGGTCTTGGTGTTTATTTTACAAATTTGTCTGAACCTGCTCGTAAAGGGGTTCATATTGAGGCTGTCCCAGATGTTTTGTCCAACCTTTCTTTACCTGTTGAGGTTGTTTCTCCAGGTCGCATGACTAAAGCAGAAGTTATGCGTGGTTTGGCTCTTCGTGATGGATATCTTTTGTCTGAGATTATGTTTGAGGAATATGTTTGTGAAGGTGGAAAGCGCGCCCAAAGAAACATGAATTCCGCTGATCGAGGTAGAGAAAATCGTCGTCGCGAGGAAAAGGATAGAGCTGATCGTGATTGGAAAGAGTTTAAAGAGAATGTTAGAACCTTTAAAACTGATTTTGATCGAGAGGACTATATTGAAAGACTTGTTCTCATGCGAGATGAACTTGAAAATGCGTTTTATGATTTTGGCGCTCATCAAAATCTATCTGCTGATGAATATACTAAAGGGAGGGAAGATTTAGAAAAACAGCTTCGTAGAGTTAAAGGTCAGTTGTTTGAGATGTATGATATGTATCAAAAGACTGAGAACGTGTCAAAAGTTCAAACTATTGATCAAGCTGTTCCAAATGTTCAGACAGAGTATGGTCGTAAACTTGAACAATCGTTTAAGAGTAAGTGTGTTTCACCTACTCCGGTTGATTTGAGGAAGATTGTTAAACCTGTTTCTGGACCCCATGTACCCAGTAAACTTATTGAACATCATGTTGATAAGGGTAAAACTCCTGAAGTTGATCAGATTAAGCAGGATGAAATTCTTGCTAGGAAACTCCAAGAGTCCTTGTCTGAACCTGTTGTTCAGAATAAGAAAAGGAAAAGAAGAAGAAATCGTGGACGAGGTAAGAAGGCTAAGGAAGCCAAACCCGTCTCTGTTGTGAAAGAAACATTTGCTGAGAAAGCATCTAAACCTCCCAAGAAGGAGGCTGTTCCTAGAGAACCTAAGAGTCTTTCACTTAAGAAGTTTAACCCAGAAAGAAAGTGTTTTTGTTGTGGAGGTGTTAACCACACAATCAATAAGTGTTGGGAATATCAGAGATTATTGAGAAATCCCCCTCAAGGATATGTTCGTATGTCCAAAGAGGAGTGGGAACAATTATCGGATGCTGAACGACTTACGCTTGTTCATAAAAATCGATCTTTATTAATACAGAATGCTAAGCAGGTTAAACCCCAGAGTGTTTCAATTCATAACCCTGTTAAAGGAGACCTAGCGTTTCATGATAACTTGACTCAATTGTTCCTACCAGGTTGTAATAATGCTGGTTTTAATTCGGAATATTGGGGAACCATGTTGAAAGCTGAAATGGATGGTAAAAAGTATGTTTTTATCACCGAGCATCAATTAAAAGATGGTTGTTATTATAAAACGGCAGACAAAAAGATACAGGTTTTACCTGGTAAAGATAAGTGGGAGCTTTATGGAAAAGGTTCCTTGTCTTTTTATCGTATTTTGTCTGACAAACTACAAGGTATACCAAAAGGTGCTGGTATAAAAGTGTCTGAACCCCAGAAAGGTTCTAATTTTGTTGCGATGTACATTGGATATAATCCTAGTACCCTTGAGAAAGTTGTTGGTATAACACCATATAGCTATGCTGGAGGGGAGGTTGATATTGTTCATTCATGTTCAACGCAAAATTTTTCGTGTGGTTCTTTTTTGTATGATACACAATTGAATGCAGTTGTTGGACTTCATCATGGATCTATTGGACCTGCTGCAAAGCGTGGAAACAATAATATGATGATTCCTTTAAAATCGGTGGGGTTACGCCAGGAACGTACCCCATAAAGAATCATGGCACTTATATTGGACTTCGAACGTTTTTTGGAGTCCAACCTTATCGAAATATGCAGGCTATCGGTACTTTGCCAGGTAAGAAGATCTCGAATGTTATTCGTGGGTCGAGGCGAGAGTCTGTGTTTTCGAGTTTGTATGGTATAGTTAACCTTCAGTCTCTCCGTGAGATTGCTTTAGAGAAATTTAAAGTTGTGTTTCCAACAGAGGAAAACTATTATAAAACTGTTTCATCGTGGGATCAAACCAGAGTATGGCTATATGAATAAAGAAAGTCATAAGTTTGGAATGATTTTTTTCGATCATTATTATGCCGGTCTAATGAAAGATTGCATTGCTACATGTGAAGAGATATGTGAGTATATTGATTGGACTAAATCTCCTGGTTGGCCCCATACACATTTTGGTTTTAGGACAAAGGAAGAGCTTGTTGCAGTTCTCGCCGATACGTTGTTCTTTGATCGTACCGGAACTCTACCCATTTGGAATGTAAGTGGGAAAATTGAGTTTAAAGCCTATGAGGATATTGAGGAGAATAAAATAAGGTTGTTTCAGATACCTTCATTTGAACTCCTCTACTCTCAACTAAAATTTGGAAAGCGCATCTCCTTGCGCCTGATGAACTATAGATGGTCAGCATATGGATTTAATCCGTATGGTGGTGGTTTTGATCGACTAGCCCGAAAGCTTTTAAAGAAACGCTTTCGAGGATGCTATGATGTCTCAGGGTGGGATAAATTTCTACCTTTGCTACCTGATATGTATGATGTTATGTTCCGGAATTGTTGTATTCCTAGTGAGCAAATTGAAGAATTTAAGTGGACCGTTGAAAACACGTGTAATTTCGTTCTTAAGTTAATGAACGGTACGTGTATCCGGAAAACATATGGAAATGCTTCAGGTTCTGGGTGTACAACCCGTGATAACATCTTTGGCCACATAATTATTTTTGCTGCTGGACTTTTTAAAGCGTATAAGCAGAAAAATGGTGAAAATCCTCCTTTTTCACTTGTTAGTGATCAACTAGTTAACCTTTATGGTGATGATAATGTTTTTTCGATTGACGAAGAGTTTAGTCTCATGTGTGATCAAGATTTTCTTGGTCAGCATCTTGGAGAGTATGGATTAAAGTTAAAATTCTTTTATGGTGGTGATGAGTCTGATTTATCAGTTCTCTCCTTCCTTGGTGCCAATTTTAAATTGATGCCTGGTGGATTTTATTATCCTCTCTATGATGTAGAGCGTTTGGCTACTACAATGATTTATGAGAATGATCGTCTCGAATTGCACCAACATTTATCAAAGGCTTTTACCTTAATGATTATGTCCCGTCCTTCGGACAGGTTTCAGACTTTTTATAAGGCTTATGAAGCTCTAGTTAACAGTGAATTGGTTTTAAGTAATATAGATGACCCTCGTGTTTCAGCATATGTAACTGTTGGTAAACCCTCAGTATTTGATATTGATGCGTTTTTTACTGGAAACGAGGCTGGTGAGAAGATAGAGCCCCTGGTTATTTTTTACCCGGAGCTCCTTCACGACCTATAAAGCTTGAGGATTGGTTTGATTGTACCCTTGGTGTCGTAAAATAATGGAGGGGCTCCTATAAACACCCCGTGTTTAAAATTTTATGGCTACTTTAACCAAAAAACAATTTATGGCTTTAACTCCGGCCGAAAGGAGTAAATTGTCTCGTCCTCAGAGGAGGGCTCGGAGGCCTCGTGCTCGCAAGATGGGCACTAATCCCATTATTCAACCTTCAAAGGTTGCAGGTGGGCGTGGTAAACGTCGTCAGGGACGACGGAGGGGTAATCGTCGTGCAAACAATCAGGTTACAACCTTCGGGAATATGCGTTCATTTAAGGTCCCTATAGATGAGGATGTTGGGGAGATTTATGGGACAGCACTCTTTGGAGTTGCTATTCAGCAGACTGGTGGGCAACCGCTAGCACTGAATCCTGGTAATCCTCAAGTTTTTCCTTTTCTTTCTCGTATTGCACAGAATTATGAGAGATATGAATTTACTAAACTTCGGTTTGAGTATCGACCGTCAGCTAGTGTTTTTGCCACTGTCGGTTCTCAGGGATTGATTGGTATTTCTGCAACTATGGATGCGGCACAAGCGCCTCCTAGTTCTCAGGCTCAGGCTGATGTTATGTATCATGGACCTATAGTTGAAACTGCTGTTCCAACGCATTTGGATTTACCTAAAAGTTTTTTACAGAGTAAGAGTAAGCGTGAAAAGTTTATGGTTCGACAGAATGGTTTTATACCTGGTGGTGCTAGTGTTCATGATTATGATTGTGGTCTTGTTTTTCCGTGGACCAATGGTCAAGTGAACACTTCACAGGTGGGAGTTCTACGTGTTGTTGGAGATGTTGTTCTTTCAAATCCTTTGTTAGAAACCTCTGCTTTCCCTCCCGTTAATAACTCTGTCTCCCTTTTTACTGCTCAGAACGCTACTATTGCGTCAAGTGGTGTTCCAAAGATTCTTATTCCAGACACTACACAGTTTAATCCGTTGGGTATTACCCAGCCTTCACCTGGAACATATTTGCTTCCTCCTGGTAATTATAATGTTGATTTTAATTGTGATTTGGATTTAACTGGGGCTCCTACTGCCGGTGCAAATTTTAGTCTTGCTTGTTTTGTGAATGGTACCCAAGAAGAACCGTATACGAGTTCCTCTTATCCAGCTAGTGCTACTGCGGTTGGTACGCAACATCTACAAAATTCTTATGTTACGTTTGTTCCTTCAAATGGAACGGCTACTGTTGCGTTTTCCGCTAATGTTACTTACACTGCTACGGGTGCCAATGTTGACTTCTCATGTCGCTTTACTGCTGTTTGATGAGTTCTGATCACTGAGCTCTCACATGTTTTATGAACATGTTAATCTACATACGTCCGCAATGACGTTAAACTATTCGTTTTGGTGTTTACACCATCATCG